AAAAAAAGAAAGGGGGATAAAAAAGAAATGTCTAAAAGTTTAGAATGGAGTATTGTTATTGGTGCAGCAGTATCAGGTGCTGTTTCAGGGATATCTCAGTTTGCTCAAGGAATAAAAAATGCTTCTAAAAGTGTTCAGGATTTTTCAAAACGTGCTTCAGAGTTAGAAAAAGTCCAAAAAAAGCTTAGTAATATGGATAAAGCTAGAGAAAATTTCAATAAAGTGAGCAAAGAATATAAAGAAGCATCAAAACATTTGGCAAAGCTTAAAGTAGAATATGAACGCAGTGGCAAAGGAAATGATGAACTAGCTAAGAAAGTTAAAGAAGCTGAAAAATATGTTAATAAACTTAATTTACAAAAAGACAAACAGCTGAAACAATTTGAAAAAGCTCGAAGTAAAATAGAGGAAGAAGGACATTCATTAAAAACATATAGGGACTCTCTTTCTAAAGTTAATAAAGAGCTGAAAAGAACTAATGATTTAAAGGAAGCACAGAAAAGATATGAAGTAAGACAAGAAGCTGTCAGTAATTTGAGGAATTATGGAGACAAGCAAATAAGTTCCGGACTAAAAATGGCTGGTGCAGTTATAGTTCCTATAAAGCTTGCTATGGATTTAGAAGAAAGTCAGGCGGATTTAAGAAAAATAGCTGAGTTTGGCTCAAAAGAAATGGAGACAAAATTTTATCAAGCTATGAGAAGACTTTCTGATAAGTCGCCTTTATCACAGGGACAAATATTTGAGATAGCAGGTGCAGGAGCGCAGGCGGGAATACAGACAAAAGAACTTGAAAAATTTACTGAAGATGCTATGAAGATAAAAGTCGCATTTGATATGAACACAGAAGCAGCAGGACAATTTTTGGCAAAAACTCGTAGTCAGCTTGGATTGAATCAAACTCAAGTTATGCAATATGCAGATACAATTAATTATCTAGCGGATCATTATGCAACATCAGCAACAGAAGTTGTTGATATTTCTCAAAGGGTTGCAGGTCTTGGAGGAATAGCAGGATTATCTAAGGAGGCTGTTGCAGCCTTTGGAGCTACTCTTGTATCAAGTGGAGAAAATGCAGAAGTTGCAGCAACGGGATTAAAAAATATGACATTAGCACTAACATCAGGAGCAGCTGCGACAAAAGCACAGAGAAATGCTTTTGAATCAATGGGTTTTGATGCAGTTCAAGTTGCAAAGGAAATGTCACAAAATGGAGAACAGGCAATTTTAAAAGTTCTAAGTAGGTTACGGGAGTTACCACCTCACGTAAGAGCTGCAACAATGAAACAGTTGTTTGGAAAAGAATCTATACAGTCAGTCTCAGATATGGTAAATCATCTTGAAGACTTAAAAGGAACATTAGATGCAGTAAAAGATAAAACTCAAACAGCAGGAAGTGTTGATAAGGAATATGCAAATAGAATGAATACCCTGAAAAATAACTTATTGAATATGAAAAACCAGTTGATTAATATAGGGATAGATTTGGGAAATTCTTTTGCACCTGCACTAAAAAAAGTATTAGGGGATATGCAACCAGTAATTAAAAAGTTTTCAGAATTTGTACAAAAAAATCCTCAATTAACTGCAACAATACTAAAGGCTGTTGCAGCATTTGCATTGTTTAAACTTACTACAGGCGGTATTGCTAAAGGAATCGCTCCGTTTCTTAGCGGAATATCAAAACTCTTACTCATTTTTGATAAATTTAAAATGGCAGGAAGCTTTGCTGAAGGATTTAAAAATGCATTTCCTATATTATCAAGAGTAGTAGGAATTATAAAAAAAATAGGAACTGCAATAGGGGCTGCTTTTGCAGCAAATCCTGTTTTTCTGATAATTGCAGGAATTATAGCTGTAATTACAGTTTTAGTTATACTATATAATAAATGTATATGGTTTAAAAAAGCTGTAAATTCAATATTTAAAGCCATTGGAACTTTTTTTATATCAATATGGAATGGAATTAAACCTATTATAGTTGCAGTCTTAAATGTAATTGTTAATAATATTAAAGAAAAAGTGCAGTTTATTAAACTTATATGGTCTATTATAAGGCCTACAGTAATAGAAATATGGAATGCTATTAAAGCAATTGTAAGAGTAGTAATGCAGGGAATAGCAATTTATATAAGGGTCTATATGGCTATAATAAAGGTAATATGGGCTATTTTAAAACCAGCTATTATTTTAATTTGGAACATAATAAAAGTTGCAATCTTAGCTGTGATTAAAATAATTGTGACATCAATAAAAGTAGCAGTAACTATTATAAAAGCTATATGGAAAACATTATCATTTGCAATAAAAGTAGTGTGGACAATAATAAAAATGATAATAGTTGTTGCTATTGTATATGTTGTCATCCAAATCAGAATTAGAATTATGATTATAAAAGCATTATGGAGAGGATTAGTTGCTGTTGTAAGATTTGTATGGAATTTAATTAAAGGCATAGTCCTTGCTGTATGGAATGTAATAAAAAGTAAAGCAACGGCATTGTGGAATGCTATAAAAAGCGGTATTACAGTTGTAAAAAATTTCTTTTCTGAATCATGGAATAAAATGAAATCCGTGGCAAAGGAAGTATGGGATGGAATAAAAAGTGCATTTGATTCTATAGCAATAAGTTTAAAGAAAGCCATAGATGGTGTAGTAAGCTATTTTAAACAAAAGTGGAATGATATAAAAACTGCAGTTGCTAACAATCCAATAACAACTGGATTTAAAGGATTGCTAGGGATGAATGCTGCAGGAACAAATTACTGGTCTGGTGGACTTACTACTGTTGCTGAACGTGGAGCTGAAATGATTAAAATTCCAGGTAAACCAGCATTTCTTGCTGAAAATAAAATGCTTCTTAATTTACCAAGAGGGACACAAATTCTTAATAATCGTGAAACAAGAAGCAGTTTTAATGATAATGTGAGCGGCTTAAAAAATAGAATTTCAAGATTTTCTAAAAATAGTGGAGTGAATATAGGAGGAGATACAATAACTATAACAATTTATGCAGGGAATAATACAAATGCTCCTGATATAGCGAGAGAAATAGATAAAGCGTTGAGAGAACGTGAGAACAGGAAAAGAAGGGTGGCGTATAATAATGGCTAGAGTCATGGTATATCATACAGTAAGCGGAGATACATGGGATTTAATAGCATTCAAAGTATTAGGAAATGAGAAATATTTCCACAGAATCATAAGAAATAATCTGAATCTTATAAATATAGCTATATTTGATGCTGGTACTCCGATTATAATTTCTGATATTGGAGAAAATTTTGAAACAAAAATTCCGGAAGAAAAATTACCGCCATGGAAAAGGGGGTAAATAAATGCCATTAGCGAGAAACATAAGAGTGATAGTGATTTTCAATAAAATTGATATAAGCGAGGATATAGCACATTCTATTTCATCACTGAATTACACTGATAACGCTAAAAATGCTATAGACGATCTGGATATAAATCTTGAAAATCTTGATTACAGATGGTTTAACGAATGGTATCCTGACGAACAAGCGCAGATTTTAGTAGGTCTTTATGAAGAAAATGATGACACAGGTAAATTTTTAGATCTTGGAACTTTTTATGTAGATGAGCCAAGTTTTGAGAATCAAACATTAAGCTTAAAATGTATAGCTTTACCACTTGATCAGAATTTACGTGATCAAAAAAATACTAAAGCGTGGGAAAACATAACACTAAAAGAGCTGGTTACACAAATTGCAAATAAACATGAAATGAATTCAGAAATATATGCTGAAAATGATTTTTTTGAAAGGCTCGATCAGAATAATGAGACAGATCTTGCTTTTCTGGATAGGATAATTAAAGAAATAGCCTTGAATATGAAAGTTAATGATGACAAAATTATTATATTTTCTGATGAGGAAATAGAAAAAAATGAAGTGATTGATAAATTTGAAGTAGATGATTACCGGATACGTTCATTTTCTTTAAAAAAGAAAAATAAAGATATATACGATAAAGTTGAAGTAAGTTATTATGATCCAGATAAGAAAAAATTGATAAAGGAATCAATAACTAAAGATGAGTTGGAGAAAAGAAATGAGGTAAGAACAGATGAGCAGCAGGTATCAGGAGGCAAAAAAGAAACTCAAAGAAAAAGCGGAAGAAAAACCAAAACGAAAAAAAAAGGAGAACATAAAAAAAATAAAGACAAAAGGTAAAACGCAATCCAGAAAGGTAGCTGAAAAAATTCTGAAGGAAAATATGAAAGAGGAGTACACAATAACATTGACTTTGGACGGCAATCTTAACTATATGGCGGGTATGGTTATAGAGTTGGGGACAAGTTTTGGAAAATTTTCAGGAAAATATGTACTTGATAAGGTTGGACATGATATAAGCACAGATTATACATGTGAAATCGAAGCATCAAAAATTGGTGCAAGAGAAAATGCAATTAAAAATGCCAAGAAACAGACACAAAAGAAACAATAGGAAAAAGATGCTAAATGAAAGTCAAAAGTTAATAACAAATCTAGTAAAAGAAAGTAGATGATTAAATTGATTGAAATGTTAAAAGCAGGAGAAGTTAGTGATATTGACTATAAAAATGGGAAAGCAAGAGTTTTGTTATTGGGAGATGATAATAAGACAACTGATTGGCTTAATATTATTGTACCCTTTTCAGAAAGTCATAGAGATAACTATACTCTTGGAATAGGCCAAACTGTATATTGTCTATTTTTTTCTGAAATGCCTGAACAGGGCGTGATAATTGGCTGCCCTATGAGAGGAGGTATAAAAAATGAAAATGAAATAAGAAGAACTTTTTCTGATGGGAACTCGTGGAGTTATGACAATGGCATTCTTATTTTAAATATACCCAAAATTATAATTGATGGGGATCTTAACATAAGTGGAACAACAGTAACGGGCGGAAGTATTGATCTCAATAAACATACTCATAGCGGAGTTACACAGGGAGGAGATAAAACAGGAGGACCACAATAATGATTGGAGCATTTGGTGATATAGTATTTGAAATATCTGAAGAAAAAGTATTTAGTCTGAATAATCAAATAGCAAGGATCTATAAATCAAAAATAAGTGAACATCAACCATTATATGGGATAGGAATGTTAAGACATCAGGGAAGAGAATTATCCGAAGTAAATTTTTCAATAACATTAAATAGCTTCCTCACTAAAAATTTAACGGAAGATAAAAAAAAATTGATTGATATGTGGGAAAAAGGGGAGTATGGTAATCTAGTACTGGCTGGGCAAGTGTTTGGAGAATTTCCATTCTTAATTACCGAAATATCTGAAGAAAACTCCTTTTTTAATAGGGAAAAAGGGGAATTTGACATTATTAATCTTAACATATCCTTGAAAGAATACATTCTGAATCCAAAACTCTATAATCAGCAGATGGAAGCAAAAAAAATAAAAGTCAAGGAACAGATTACAGAAGAAGAAACTGAAAATATTGAAATTATACAGAAAACGACTAAGCTGCAGGGAATTGCTGAAAAAATAAACGGGACTATTGAAATAGCGGAAAATAAGAAAAAAGAAATATTAAGTTATCTTGAAAAAATTAGAAAAGATACAAAAATCGATGAAATTATGGATGTAGTGAGAGCTGGAGTAATAACTGCGGATAAGGCGAAAAAAATAATTAATCACACTAAAAATTTTTCTGAAACTGATAAACGAATCATATTAAATTTTTTAAGAAATCAGATTGGAGGTAGATAAATGGTATATGTAACATCAGATCAGAAAATTAACTATGCCCCTAAAAATACTGTTGAGGAAGTGATTACAAATGCTGGAATGCTCTTAAGAGTATGCAAGGAAGAACAGCCACTTAATCGTGGCTTCAGCTTTGATAGTGATCTAATTGATAAAAATATATCAGTTGTAGAAAATAAAATTACTTCTCTTTTACTTAATTCTTTCAGAAAATTTGAACCGAGAGCAGTACTTAAAAGTACAAGAATAATTCAGAAAGATATTTTAAATAATGATTTTAACATTGAAATTGGAATAGAGGTGGTGAACATTGAATGAAGCTTTAGAAAATAACTATGAGATTATAGATAGTGATTCATGGCAATTAAAAAAAGATATGATTAATAAATTTCAGGAGTTAAGTGGAAGGATTTTAACGGAAGCAAGTCCAGAAACACTTATTTTTGAAACAGTGGCATATTTAGTTGGACTACGTGAAGAAAAATATAATGATGATCTAAAACAAAACTATCTCAGATTTGCAAGAGATGAACGTTTAGATTTGAAAGGAGAGTTTTATGGTATCCGAGGTAATAGATTAACAGAACAGTCGGCTTTAGCTACTTTCAGATTTTACATAACAAACATACAGGCGACTGATATTATAATCCCAAAAAACTCACGTATACAGTATAACGACCTTTATTTTTCTACTGATGAAGAGTATAAGATAATCAAAGGAAACTTATTTGTTGACGGAACCGCAAAATGTAACACACCAGGAACAACAGGGAATAATATTCCGGTTGGTCAGATTAACACTATGGTAGATTTGTATCCACATTATCAGAAAGTTGAAAATATAACATCTACAAATAGCGGAGCTCTGGAAGAAACAGATGAAAATTACCGTGAAAGAATAAGAGAAATTCCTGAGTCATTCACAACGGCTGGAAGTGCAGGAGCCTACATTTTTTGGGCAAAAACGGCAAGTCCTAGTATAACAGATATAAAAGTGAATTCTCCAAGGGCTACGGAAGTTGATGTCTATGTATGGACTGAAACTGAAACTGTTAGTCAGGAGTTAAAAAATAAAATAGAAAAGGTTTTAAATTCTGAAAATATAAGACCAATTACGGATAAAGTTACAGTGAAAGAAGCAATTAAGGTGAATTATTTAATTGATTTTGATTATTTTATAGAAAAAGAAGATGAAACACTTGTAAATGTGATTAAAGACAATGTGAATAAGGCGGTTCAGAATTTTATTTTATGGCAAAAAGAAAAAATTGGAAGAGATTTAAATCCGGATGAGTTGATAAAACTTTTAAAACAGTCTGGAGTAAAAAGAATAAACTTAAGAAGTCCCATGTTCAGAAAGTTAAATTTTAATGAAATAGCAGTAAATAACGGAATTACAAATAATTATCAAGGAGTTGAGGAAATGTGATAGAAATTAATGACTTAAAACTTATTGATGTTGCAGCTAAATCAACTCTTACAGATAAAACAACTAAATGGATTTATGAATCTATTGATTATGCTATAAATAAATCACATGAAAGGATAAAGAAGAAATTTTGGATAAATATAGATGAACTGACAGAAAAAGAGCTTGATTTTTTATTGTGGGAATATCATGTTGATTATATTGACGAATATACAGATACAAAAGATAAAAGGGAATTAATAAAAAAATCTATAGTTGCCCATTTCAATAAAGGAACAGTTGGCGGATTAAAATCTGTTTGTGAGATAATGTTTGGAAATGTAGAAATAAAAGAATGGTTTGAATATGGAGGAAATCCAGGGTATTTTAAAATATCTACTTCTGGGAAACTTAAAAATGAAAAAGATTACTTAAAAGTTTTAAACGTAGTAAATAAATATAAAAATGAACGAAGCTGGTTAGAATTATTAAGATTCTCAAGAATAAAAGAAAGCAAAATAAATATCGGATTATATAGGAATTATAAAATAAAATATGATTTAGGATCTACTTCTATAAGCATACCAAACGAAAACATAAATACTGATTTCGGAATGTTACACAGAAGTAGATATTTAATTGGAATAAGATAGGAGGAAAAAATGGCAAATTTTAATGGTTATGTGCTTACTGAAGCAGGTAGAGAACTCCTGGCCAAAGGGCTTTCTGGAGAAAAAATAGAATTTACTAAAATGCAGATAGGAGATGGGGTTTCATCTACAGATGCAAGGAGTATGAGTAGCTTAGTAAATCCAAAAAAAGATTTGAATATAATCAGTATCAGAGCTGAAGGAGGACAATGCAAATTAGGGGCATTATTAAGCAATAAAGATTTACAAACAGGATTTTATATTAAAGAATTAGGAGTGTTTGCAAGAGGTAATGATAATATTGAAAAACTATATGCGTATAATACATCACCTAATCCAGATTTTATTCCTCCTTTTTCTTCTAATAACATCGTAGAAATAGAATATGTGGATACTTTGATAGTTGACAGAGCAACTAATATAACTGCATTGATAGATCCGAGTATAACATATATAACAAAGGAAACCGCTGACCAAACATATCTGAATATTAATGAAAAAATGAAATGGATGGGAACGGATGGATATGGTGGGCTATTGCAGGATGTAGGAACTAAAAAAATAGGGATAGCATATTATGATAAAGCAAATAAGCAAATGGTTGTTCCAACCGTTGAAAATACTTTGACCTATTTTGAGGGGGCAAAATTTATTCCAATTTCGGACTATCAAACTGCGAATAAATTGGAAAATTTAT